ATCAATAACAGCAATAGAGTAAACAGCTAGAAAATCTATTGGCGCAGAAAGGTATTGGTTGCTCGCAGTGAGTGTACCCGTTACATTTTTACGTAAAGAAGGAATTTGTACTGAGTTATAAATACGATCTTCAGCCTGCGTAATAAAAATATTGATTTGAGCAGGTGATAAGGTAGTAACAACAGTCGTTCCATCAGTACCTGTAAAGGATGTACTGGGGAAATCATTCTCTGTATACGTTTTTATCGTGCTGAATAATTCAGTATAATTCACTATCGTTCACCTTTTAGGCTAATGGACCACGTGAGGTAAAGCCTTTCGTAGCAATACCAGCACCACGTTGCTTGACGCCAGTAGTCTTCATATCGCTGTAATCAAAAGCCCCACCACCAAGCGTTTTCATATCCAACTTCTCGCCAGTAGGCTTATGTGGTTGTGCATATATATCGGCTAGACCAACTTCTTTTCCACCCATTTTTTCAGAAAACTTACCCATGATTACCCCTTGAACTGATTAGCAAGTTTGGCTTGATTACGACCAAGAGCTTTCATACTCTCGTTTGTTTTACCACCAGCAGCCATTTTCTTAACACCCTTGTGCATACGCCCCTCGTGACCTTTAACAGCTTTACCTGCTTCCACATCAGCGATTTGTTTTACTTCTTTCTTTCCTAGTGCCATGATTAACTCCTTATGTTATGGTTACTTGCCCTACACTACCTATAGTAACTAGCGAATTCGGTGTTTCATTAAAGTCGTACTTCATACCTACTGGATTCCATCCCCACTGAATCTGTCTACTACCGCCGCTAGGTGTTCCAACAACGTTATAACCAGACTGATAATAACTATTATCTCTACGTGGTTCGCGTATGGCCTGCGGGTCGTTAACCGGATACATTCCTAATTGCAACTGTGGATGATCCATTTCCCAGCACTCTTTGCATACTTTAATACTAACTTCTTTAGTCTTTATAGTTAACTTTTTTAAATCTTTTAGTTTAAAACGAAAGCCGCACCTATCGCATTCTGAGATAGCGAACTTACCAGAGGCATACATGGTAGTCATGACTTAGTACATCCGTTGTCTTGGTACGAAGCGTATGGGACTTTTCTCTCTGTCCTCGTCCATAGCTAACTGCAATTGTTCAGTATAGTCTGCTTTCAACCCCATAACACGCTGTGGGTCTACTCCGGGCAACTTAATTGATAAGTAATACGCAAGTCCAGCAACAAGGCAGTTCAAGAACCTGAAGGGAATATCCTGAGTATTCACCGCATTACCTGCATCTTGTATACGCCGCATACGCCAGTAAACGAACTGGTAGTAGGGGCTAAGTGCGGTACCTTGGTCTGGTGTAGGCCATACTGTGACTTGAGGTTGTCTATCAGGGGTACTACCAGTAGGATATGTAGCACCGCTTTGGCGGTTAATCCAGACTTGAATAGGACGCCCCTGTGCTAATTTATTGGGGATTGTAGAGTAAGTAGATACACTAATGCGGCTAATAGTAATGTCAGTCTGATTATTTTGCTGACCAGCATTGGTTCTAATTTGGTGCTCAAGGAGGTCAATAGTATCCGAAGGTAGGTCATAGGTATTCACCCCTTGTACTAGTGGAATCACGCCTTGTTCAATTGTCCAAAGATTAATTCCTCGGTTTGCCCACTCAATTGTCAGCAAATTTAAACTACGCCGTGCTGTTTTAAAATCATACCCAGAACGCACCTCTTGGGCGCACCTCTCAAATGCCTCTTCAATAAGGTCACTTAGGTCTAGGTTAAATGCAACAGCACCGGTAGTAGTCATTTACGTTCCTTTTTAGGTGGTTTTACTTTACCGCCTTCCTTTAAAAGGACTGCAGACTTATTAGTCTTAGGTTGTTTAACAGGGGCAATAGCCCCCATCCCCCGGCTTGCTTTCATCGCATCGTGCCTTTGGTTCTACCTCGTTGTGCAAGACCGTCACCACGCCCACCAGATTTAACTGAACCGCCAGACTTAAATTTAAGTTTACTATCTTTACCATCTTGGCCTTCATACCGTTTACCAAAACGCTGTGGTACTTTTTTCTCTGAATTCTTTTTAAGGTAGTCTAGCGTATCACCAATAGGCCCGTTACGATCTTCATCCCCAAGTTTATAAACTGGAGCTTTCTCTTTGGGGTACGCTGATTCAGTATCTGCAACGTTTTTACTTTCGGCTTTAGACTTTTTAGCGGCTTCTTGCTCTTTACCATACTTAGCCATACGATCAATTACATCGCTTTCAGCCTTAGTTTCTTTACCGGTAAAGCGTTTCTCACCACGAACACTACGGCTATTTTGGTCAGAGTAATCAGTAGAAGAAGAATCTTTAGAAGAACCCTGCTCTCCAATTGTTTCACTTGAACTTGCACTAGCTTTAGTTTTAGGTGCTGCTTTAGCTACAGGCGTTGATTTACGGGCTTCTCGTGCCTCTTCCCTTGCCATTGCTGCATCTTCTGCTCTTTGGTCCGCTGCGCTCTGTTTTGTAGTTGGCTCACTAGAAGCTAAGTACGTACTAGCACGAGTAGGGACAATATCTTTGTTCATTAGGTCTGAAGCTTCTTGGTCGGAATACCCACCTTCAGCAAACCGCCTTGTTTTTTTCTTGGTAGCCATGATTATGCTTTTCCGCCTTTACACATTGCTTTGGTGGCTTCGTGGTGAAGAGTATGCCCAGCGGCATGTTTTTTAAATTCATTATGATGCGCTTTATGCCCACCTGTTTCATACTTGCCCATTGTTTCATCCATCATAGGCATAGTTGAAAATGGCATCGGTTCTTTCATTGATTCGGCTTTCATTTATAGCTCCTAGCAATATTTGGTTTTAGTACGGCCTTTAGAGGCAATACCGTCTTTGCTGCTACTAGTCTTCACTCGACCCATACTAGCTGGCTCCATACGTGCTTCTTTCTTTGCTGGGCCCGCATCCCTACGAGGAACTTTGCCCATTTTAGCAGGCTCCATACGTGCTTCTTTAACTTTGCCGCCAGCTTTCATACCGAGATTACCCATCTGCTTAGACGTAGGTAGTTTTTTAACAACCCCACCAGCTGCCATCTTTTTCATGGGCTTCTCTGACTCTTCACCCTTAGCGTATTGCATGGGGGACAGCTTGCCAGACTTAATAGCTTTAGCTTCGCCAAGTTCTTCCTTAAACGATTCTTTGCCGCCAAATAATTTTTTAGTAGCCATACCACCTCCTTTCAGCCCCATAAATTTACGAGTGCTATTGTTTGGAACACCACCATCCGTATGATGGGTTTTGGGTTTATTAATTTCAGCGGCTACGCCACCTGTTTTAAACTTCTTACCTTTATCAGCTTCAGAGAAGTCTTTACCTACAGATTGTTTTACGCCAACTTTCTTGGCAAATTCTGGGTTATTTGCAATAGCATTCATGAAGTTGTGTTGTTTTTTAGATGCACTAGGCATATTATTTCCAATGTGTTTTAAGCATATCAAGAAAATATATCCCCACTGCCCCTAATACCGACCATGCTAAACCACCAAGAGTTTTCTCTATGATGGCTTTACGGTATTTTGCACGATTAGCTTCATTTTCTATCGCCATCCTAACCCATCTAGTTTCTTCGGCAGATAATGGGGCTATTTCAGCAACCGCATCTTTAATCGCTTCTTTAACTGTATCTAAGATTTCGTCTTTAGTTAGGTTATCTAGGCTCATCAGCATTTCCATCTTGCTAAGCTTGCTGCTTTACGGGTGGGTTTCCCTTTCTCGTCTTTCATAGGGCCGGGCATACCACTCATTCTGGCGCAAAATGATTTTTTACGAGGCCCACCTTCGGGCTGTGGGGCTTTTAGGTTAGAGCCTGTAGCTGCATTGTATTTATCTCTGCCTTTTGCGGTCAAACCAGCACCTTGCTTTGTAGGTAGTTTTTCACCACGACCAATTGCGAGAACCGGAGCTTTTTTAGCCATTAATCGCTCCTGTTATCATCTGTAAATTATTAACAGCCAGAGCTTCCTGCCAGTCAGTACCGAAGTACATCAGCTTTGCCCATGCGACTGAATTCGCCATTTGGTTCATCTCAGTGTTTGACCAAGGGCCTGCGCTGAAATAATTCGTAGCAGGTTCAGCCCCTGTCGGTGACGCACCAGTCGTAAAGAAGTCTGCACCCATATCTGCCTGTGCTGCTGCTTGATCTTGGGCTGCGATGATTACTGTGCTTTGTGTGAAGTTGCTCATACTGATTCCCAATCTTCTGACAGCATATCTGTTTGACTTGCAAGCCATCCGGGAAGCATGGCTTTGCGACCTTGAGCGTTAACCGTCCACATATCAATGTGGGGCAATATTTCACACTCAATAAGATCAGGCAATGCTTTTCCGTATGGAGATTCTGGGCGTAACGTAACTGTAGAACCCGGAATAAGGATTAACCACATACCCTTGCCGTTCCAGCCTTGACGGGCAACTTTGCCACCAGCTTTCAATACTTCTATTGCTTGTCCGAAGTTCATCATTTAATAAGCCTTGGTCTTAGAATTTGTGTACGCCTCAGAAGCAGCAATCTGCGCTGCTGTCAGGGTTTTGCCGACGATGATCATTTGGTATTCTTGACCGTTGAGAAAATAAGATGACCCAGCCCTTGCGCCAAAATATAAAGGGTAGTTGCCAAAATTGACCGTTCCTGCTACTGAACCAACAAACGTAATTGCTGCGGATGAGTTATTGACTTTTAACTGCACAATTGAAGCATTTACAGATTGAGTTAAATCTATAAATTCAGCTAATGTTTTGGTTTTTGGGGCAGGAAATGATGATGAGTCACCGTATAAAAGAAAACTTCCCCTTACTGCAACAAAAAAATCAGTTGGTGTTGTGCCGCTTGTTCCCAAAACAAATGTTCCGCTATTTAATGTAGTGCTTACACTTAATTCAGCAAGCATTTGGTACGTTGAATCTGCTAATTTCCGCACCCCCGCAAACACCGACATCTGAGCAGTAGCAGTAAAGTCAACGCTTGAAGTCGAGAGGAATTGATTCGAGCCGTTGTACTTGATGTATTGGGGAAACCCTGCTGTGTCATAGACTGTGCTTGTGTCTACGCGCTGGTATGCGGGGAGGGTTACGGTTTGGTCTGTTGGTCGTAGGTCTGCACCCCAAATGTAGATGCCGCTTGTGCCATTGCCTAAATAACTTCTTGCTGCATTATAAATTCCGCAAACAACACTAAGCGTTGTTGTTGTTGCCACAGTAGTTAAAACTAACGTGCATTTATAAAAATCATTCGCCACAAGCACCATTGATGCACTTTGGCTAGTTAACCCCGCAACTAAATCTGTTACCGCAGAAGCAACACCTGAACCAAGATCAAACCATGCAAAACAAGCACCGCCAACACCGCCTCCGTTATTATTTACTTGTATATACCCGTTACGAGTTCCTGTTGCACGTTTAAAATATGCAATTGTGGTGTATGAAACAGAGGCGGATGCGTTTTGATTTTGAATGACTACATGGGTATTATTAGTTGCATCTTCAGTTAAAAGATTAGCTGTATTAGTGTTGTTGGGAGCAGTAGTTGAATTTGCTGTAGCTGTTGCGGCAGTTTTACTCCACGCCGCATTACTAAAATCCTCAGTCTTAGTCAACAAATTATATCGAGCCGACAGCAAAGGCCGGTTAGCTGAGGTGGCTTGTGAGCGGTGATTGCCTCGACCAGATAGGTCTAGCTGCTTACCGACAGGCGATTCCAGCACAGCATGCGTAGTCCCCGCCGAGTCTTGAAACAGCGTAGACATATTGCTATCGTCATACCAAACACCTTGGCTACCGTCAGCAAACAATGACATGATTGTGGCGTACAGCGAATTCTGCTGTAGCGCAGGGAGAGCTAGAGCGAATCCGAATGACATTAGTAAATCCCAACCATGCTGGTTGCAGTTGTGCCTGTTGACCAAACCTGAATGACCTGAACAGGAATTACTCCACCACCAAGTACGCCTGTGAAGGCCAGCTTAGTACCCTGTGCGGTCGTTACGGTAACGTTGCCACCACCACCCACATAAATAACCGCGTTGGTCAGAAGGCGTACAGTGTCACTGGGAACAATAACCACGGCATCGCCGGGGAACATGGGGAATGTAGGGCTGTAGTTAGTTTTTGACATAATTAATCTCCAATGAAAACGGGGCCGAAGCCCCAAAGACTATTAGTCGAAGTTACCATATGGGTACGTTGTCAAGTTACCGATGTTATTATCTGGCTGTGAGTATTGCAGGGTGAAGTTATATTTACCAGTCAGTGAAGTACGTGTATCCAGTGCCGTACCAACAATAGCAATGGTAATAACAATTTGAGATACGTTCGCATGTCCGTTTGCTTGCAAGATGTCTGTAGACGTAGCTGTTTGGTTACCCAGCTGTGTAGCGGTAAATGTAGCAAGTGCTTGGCGACCGATAGCTGAAACTGCACCTGTAGCGAAATATGTAGGGGTACCAGCGGCGGCGGTATAGTTGTTCGATACGTACACAGTTTGCGAAGTAATCGCAGCAGAACCACCAGCAACGGCAACTAGTGCTAAGGTATCTGCGTAAATATTATCGAGGTCAGAACCTGTTGGCACATACAATACTGCACCACGGTAAATGTTGGTAGCTGTGTCAGCAGGAATTGTCTGGACTACAGAGGGGAAAACACTTGCTGAAGGTTGATATACAACTCCGGCGATGTTGGGAATATTATTAGAAACGGCAAAAACACCCGCGCTACCACCATATGTAGGGGTACCGGCTACTGTGTTTGAGAAATCTAAATCAATGTTCTGTACTAATTGGGAATATCCAACGTTACGAAAAGGACCAAAACGCTTATCGCCGGATAAAATTGGACCTTCAAAGGTTGCGCGAGCCATATTACTTCCTTATGCAAAAGAACCTCACCAATCGTTGCATCGTCTGCTGGGGCAGTGCGGTAAGGTTAAAATCCCAGATATGCTAATAATACACTAATTTAGAATAGGTGCAAGTATTTTTGCAAAAGAAAACCCACCCGTACATTTCTGCAGAGGGGTGAGCCATGTTGGTATTGATTATATCTTAAGCGTGGTCGGAGACTTTGCGTTACGCGCCGCCATCATTTTTGCTTTCCATACTGGGTCTGCCCACAATGCCTTTGCTGCTGCTTTCTTAGCGGCTTTTACCTCTTCTCGGTTAGCAATCTCTTTATTGTTAGCAGTTTGTTTAGCCGCATATTCGGGGTCAGCCCACTGTGCCTTAGCCTGCTGACTAGTTTTGGCTTTAGATTCTTTGGTACTACGTGCGGCTTTGATAGCGTTACTCATTACTTCAGGCTGTTCCTGCCATAACTTCTTGCTGTTTTCAGACTTGGTAGCTAAAGCTTCAGGGGTATTTTGGGCTATGGTCTGTGCGGCTACAACTTTTGCTCGATATTCAGGGCGCTGCCAATTATCTAACGTTTTTTTACGGTTTACCGTTTTTTCTTTTATAGTACGTATTGCCCCACTTGCCCCCTCACCGCCAGCAGTGCGGTTAAATAATGTACCTGTTTTTGAATCCCTACGCCCATATAGTTTAATTAACTCAATTTCCTTAACAAAGGCTTCTTCTTCTATTTTAGTTTCAAAAACTCGTTCACACACGGCAATAAGATTCCGCTGTTTTAAGTGTGATATGAAGTCTTGAAAGGGTTTGTTGTGCGAACCTCGTGACCAATGAGATATATCTCTATCCCCTGTTCCTTTACCTACATATACAGGTTGGTTTAATTTGAGGGGGCGGGGGTCGTAATAAACGTATACATAAAACATTTACTTCTCCTTAAGGGTTAATAAGACTATAATACTATGGATGGGGATTGGCAAATGTTTTTTCGTAACGCTTTTCGAAAATTAAATTATTGGGTTACGCTACAGGTAATGGATTTTTATACCCGCGCAAAAAGAAAAAGGCCCCCACCTTGTGAGTGGA